GCATGCCGTATTTCTTGGCTGCATATTTGTATGAGCAAATGGCGTTGTCGTGCTGAGATCGATCATCGATCACAACTTTGTCGTCTACCTCCATCATCGGGAACGGCCATTTAGCCAATTTTTTCCGATTATCAGAAGCGAGTGTCATGTCGAATTTCTTGTTGGATCTGTACAGATTCTGATCAGACAAGATGTATTCCTCGGGGAGGGTTGTGGTGTCCTGATAGAATAACGGGGAAGGAAGGGGGTTATCAATACCATGCGTTAAATAATCTACCTCCCCTTGTATTTTATGTGCCCGCTGCAAGCACACCGATAAACATTGCACACTTGCCAGCAAAAAGGTGGTGGAGTGTGTATGCAGCGAGGAAAAAATGTGCTTTGTAATGATAATCGTTCTCGCTATAAAAGCCTTATAAACCAACTACTACTACTACTCTCTCTATATTTCTCTGTCTCAGTGTGCAGATGTGCCTACCCATCCATGTTTTCTGGTTTTTACTGATTTTGACTTTATTGGGGGGTATGGGTCGGTAATGGTCGTGGCTCTGTGGAGGGGGTACCCTGCACACTTTTAAAAATGGGTGTTCGAAAATGCCTGGAGGCCACGAACGACGTGGCTTGTAGCGATGTGCAGTCATAAAAACATCGACCCACACGGCTCCACACTCCACACTTTCCAAGATTTCTGATGATTTACTCTGTTTTGGCATTGCCATCCTAAATCCGCGCATGAGACTATAGCTACGCAGTGAATGAGCAGGTCGATGCTCAGTCCAGCATCAGAGTCATCCGATAGAGGTGACAGCCGAGCGCTAGAATTGTTGGATTGCCAAAGCTGGAGATCGACGCCAGCCACTGCAACGAACAATGTGCATGCACATAGAATCAACCAGCGCCAAGACCGACAGACCCGCCAGGAATAACTGGGAAGGTAGTCAGCCCGCAGATGCGGAACCAATCTCAAGAGGACTGGACATGCAAAGCTGCGATATCCGCGAAAAGATACTGGGTCTGGTCATCTCTGCCTGGCAGCGAGAGGATTCGGCTGATAGCGTCACAGATCAGATCATGACCGTCATTGCTGAGCGCTCAGCTGGCTACACCGCCGTAGACATGACTACCGCTGCGGCTGATGGGTTTCGTGATGGGCAGGCATCGGTTGTTAGGCATGATCCGGCGCAATATACTTATACCGGTTGATAGGGTGCGAATCGTCTTTATCACGCGTAACACCTGTCCCGTGCGGCGGAATGGTGGTTCGACTCCACCCAGGTGTTACTTGGATGCAGATGAATACGCAGGCTGATGCGTAAAGTTGCGAAAATCTGTCTGGCATAAGCAGATATTCGTCCCCGTTGAGAATGCCGGAATCAGCACCGGCCATCTGCATCAACCGAACGCATCTTCGCGTTATCTAGCTAGCTGCTAGCGGTGCAATACCGAAAGCCACCATCCTAAAAGCTTGGTGGCTTTTTTCTGTCTGGGGTATAGTTATTTCAATCTGATTGAGCTTGATTGAGAGTGGGTATGACTGATTTTAGCCAAGAGGTATTCGATGAAATCTGCGTATGGCTGGCTGTAGGCGAGTCCATGCGAACCGTATGTGCTCGTCCTGGCATGCCGGATAAGTCAAACGTATTCCGCTGGATAGCTAATGATGCGAGTCTGCGCGACCAATACGCTCGCGCGAAGTACGAGGGATGTGAAGCGCTGGCTGAGGAGATGTTTGATATATCCGATGAAATTCCGCCAATGAAAGATGATGGCAGCATTGATAGTGGCTATATCAGTTATGCGAAACATCGGACTGATGTGCGCAAGTGGTACTTGTCGAAGATCGCGCCGAAGAAATATGGTGATAAGTTCACACAGGAACTTACTGGCGCTGATGGTGCTGCACTCCCTGCTATTCAAGTAGTATTCGGAAACAAGCCAGAGTAAAATGGTTGAGCAGCTAGACCGGCCAGTCGAAAAGGGTTACGCCAACCCCTGCTGCAAACTTCAGGCGAAACGCGAGGCGACGTTATGCATATTTGCAGTAACTGCAAGACTGATAAACCTCTAGATCTTTTCTACATTCGGCGAGATGGGCTCACTGAAAAGCCATCGTCTAGATGTAAGGCGTGCGTCGCAAAAAAGACCAAACAGCGAAGACTTCTCCTGGCAACTCAGTCACAAGGGCTGCCATATATGACTAAAAACCCCTGCCGAAGAGGACATTCTGCGCCGCGCATTCCGGCTACTGGGGATTGCAGTGAATGCTACCGGCTAAGAGATGCAGTTCGTTCACTTAAGCGAAACAAAACTCCAGAACGGAAAGCCTATTTTGAAAACTGGCGAGCCGAAAACAAGGAGAAGATAGCAGTTAGCGCTAAGCGGTATGCAGCGTCAGAGAAAGGCCGAACCTATGCAAAGGACAATTTTGCAAGAAGGTATGTGGCTGACTCTGATTTCAGGGTGAAGTGCGCGATTCGTAATGCCCTTAAAAGGATTTTCCTGGCCTCAGGGAATACCAAGCGCTTAAAAACCCAAGAGATCCTTGGATACGGTCCAGACGAGCTTCGCGCCCGCATCAGCTGTCAATTTAAAAATGGCATGGATTGGAGTAATTACGGCGAGTGGGAAATTGATCATAAAATCCCCATTGCTGTGATGTTTGCGCGAGGAGAGACTCGGCCTGAAGTCATCAACTGCCTAGCCAATCTTCAGCCATTATGGATGGCAGAAAACAGATCGAAAGGCGCGAGATATGCTGGTTAAGCTTCCTTGGTGGGCTGAGAAACTGTTCGGGACCTATCGCTACAAGGTCTTGTGGGGAGGCCGAGGCAGCGGGAAAAGCTATGCCGTGGCTGATGCGCTGCTCATCAAGGGCGCCAGCAAGCCAAGCCGTATACTGTGCGCTCGCGAGTTTCAGAACAGCCTTGGCGACTCTGTACACCATCTGCTGGCGCAAAGGATTAATGCCCTTGGCCTGTCGTCGTTCTATGAGGTTCAGAGAGAAACCATCCTCGGGCTGAACGGGACATCATTCATATTCAAGGGCGTCCGCAACAACGTCCAGTCGATCAAGTCCCTGTCTGGCATAACTGAGCTATGGCTTGAAGAGGCTCAGACTGTCAGCAAGGCTAGTTGGGATGTTCTAGTCCCGACCATCCGGGAGCCAGGCTCCGAGATCTACGTCACCTTCAACCCGATGCATGAAAGCGACCCTACCTATCAGATGTTCATCGCCAACACTCCTGGCGATGATGCATACATCGAAAAGGTTAACTGGCGCGACAATCCTCATTGGCCTGCTGAGCTTGAGACAGAGCGTGTCAGGCTATTGCGCACCGATCCTGATATGTATTCGCATGTGTATGAAGGCGAGTGCATAAACAGATCTGTTTCCCAGATATTTGCAAATAAGTACCGTGTCAGCGAATTCGAGCCTGGAGCCGATTGGGATGGTCCGTACTTCGGCCTGGATTTTGGATTCTCTCAAGACCCGACTGCCGGCGTGAAACTCTGGATCCGCGACAGGACGCTCTATGTTGAGCGAGAGGCTGGCGGAATTGAGATCGAGAACGATGACATGGCCGCACTGTTGATCGAGGAACTGCCGGCTATTGAGAAGCATGTGGTGGTTGCCGACAATGCCAGGCCAGAGTTGATCAGCCACCTCAAGAAGCCAGATCCAACTGGCCGCCGCCCTAACCTGCCGAAGATCGAGGCCTGCTCGAAAGGCAAGGGCAGCGTGGAGGACGGCATCTCATTCATGAAGACCTTCGACGAGATCGTGGTGCATTCCCGCTGCAAGGAGACCATCAAGGAGTTCCGCATGTACTCGTACAAGGTTGATCGGCTTTCCGGTGACGTGCTGACCGATATTGTCGACAAATGGAACCACTACATGGACGCCATTCGCTATGCGCTGGAGAAGGTCAGGAAGAAATCTCAGTTCTTCGCTGGTTGACATCCATTCTATAGCCGTGCAAGATCGCAAAATCAACCAAGGAGACCGCCATGGCAATCACCACCAAGAAAGTGCTTAAGTGGATCTGGACCGAATTCAAGCGTGAGATGGTGATTCAGAAGCCAGATCCTGCCATGCTGGCGCGCATGGCAGAAATGAGAATGGTCAGCAAACCAGAATTAACCATCGGCCAGAAAGCAATCCGTGGCGGCAACAGAGCCGTAAAGATCTGGTTCTTTATGGGCATGGCTCTCATCGTCTGGGTGGCGATCCATATCTGATCGCATTTAAGCTGGCCAAGTGATACGATTCGCGCACTCATTGGAGTGCGCTAGTCATGGCAGATATCCTCTACAAAGTTCTCTACGGCCCGCTGAAGAAACTGGTCGACATGCTCGACGGCACTTATGCCGAGCTTCAGATTGCACAGCCGCCTGCATTTTTGCTTTCTGGAACAACCAAACAAAGACTCAGGGTAGACGTCGGTGAGCCTGGATTTTTCCAGGGGCAGCAAGCCAGAACCTTCAGGGAATTCTCAATCAATACCGGCTCGACCCTGACGCTGAAAGTCGTTGTGCCGCTGAATATCATTCTGCTTCAGCAGGGTGTAGACCTCGACAGTGGCAGCCTGAGAGTTACCAATGCTGTCGGTGGAACTCCTGCTGGGTCATTTGCCGCAGTTCGTCATTACTGCTGGCGGATCCGTCTCTGGGTTCACGCCTCTAGATATTCATCGCGTGGTTTCGACGGCAACCGGAGTTCAAAGCACGGTCGGCAATATCGTTGGTGACGAGCGCGGCATTGGCGCAAATACTTATTACATCCTCTATGAGAACTTCGGGACCGGTACTGCGACCGGAACGTTATTTCTTGTCTGGGAAGAACGAGTTCCCTAGGAGGGTGTATGGCAGTCACTCGCGTCAATGTCTCGATTCCAATGGGCGTATGGACCAATCTGTATGCTGCATCAGGCATAGCTGTCGGCACCGAGGTCATGCTGTTCAACAAAGACGGCATGATCGTCAAGATTGCCGCGTCGCTCGCGGCCCCGACCACGGTTGATGGTTTCTTGTTGTACGCATTCACCGCCGCCAATGAGCCGCTTGATATTCCGCCTGGCGAGCCTGGCCTGTGGGCCTATTCGCCGATTGGGACCGCAACAATCCTGATTCAGGAGCAGGCCACTCAGCGCCATTCTGCTGCGGCTGCCTGGACAACCCAGGCGCATGCAAAGGGTATGGACTTCTATACGGCTGTAGGTCTCGGCATGGTGCCTGGCGTGCGTCGCGTAGCCGCACTCGGTAACAACCCAGATATCGATACCGGTACATTCCCGGAGACCGTCTGGACTGGCGGCGGCCTCTACCCATGGATGACGGCCGCGACCTCGCTTGAGATTGTATCGACCTCGGCCTCTGATGCTGCGGTTGGTGTAGGCGCCATTACGGTCTTGATCAATGGCCTTGATATCAATTATGTCGAAGTGGCGCAGACGATAACACTCAATGGCCTAACTCCTATAGCGATTCCGATTCAGCTATTCCGCATCAACAATGCCCTGGTCATGACGTCTGGCTCGACCCAAACGAATGTCGGAGACATCAACATTCGCGATGCTGGTGCTGGCACTGTTCGCGGGATCATTCCGGCTGGCTATGGCATTACTAGGCAGGCCGTTTATACCGTTCCGGCTGGTTTCACGCTTAGCGTGCATTCAATCCTGGGCTCGATGGTCAGAAGTGGCGCCAGCAGCAGTGCAACTATCGCGACATTCTTCCGGTCTTTAGCCGGTACTTATCGGTTGCCGCTTGAATTCAGCATTAGCGACACGGTGCCATACCGGCATGAGGGCATCCCTGGGATTATCTCGACCGAAAAGACTGATGTTGCACTTCGATGCACATTCGTAAGCGCCAACAATACCGCTTTGACGGCTGCCTTCCTCGGCATCCTGATTGCCAATACGACTCTAGCGCAGGTCTAAGTCATGACCACAATTGCCGATGTTCAGCTCATCCCGACTACCTACATCGAGGTCTACGCGGCCACCGGGATTACTTCCGGTACGCAGCTAGTTGTGCAGAACAAGTCGATGGGCCCTGTTAACGTTCAAAATATTGGCTCGCAGCCACTAGGGACTAATCTTGATGGGTTTATCATTGAGCCGCTTGGGCTATGGCGCGTTCCGACCGGCACCGCCAAAGCCTGGTTCAAAGGTAATGGCGCCCTAGCTGTCGAGGTGATGTGATGCCCGTCCTCCCTTATTCGCAATTGGAGGCTGACAAGATCGTCAGCTATTCCGGCACAACTGATGCGACTGGCAAATATTCGGTCGTCTATTCGAAGGCTTATGCGGCAGGCAGCGCGCCAACTGTTATCCCGTCGATGGTCGGCGCGCCGAATACACAGACTGCCCGCGTTACCGCATCCAACGAGACTGGCTTCACGGTACTTGTTGAGGCGCGAACTGTTACGACCGTATTGTCTATTCAGGTGCTATCATCTGCCGCCACTCCAGTTGCGGGTCAGATAGTTAATATCACGCTAATTACGAATGACTGAGGTCAGCATGACTTGAGCAATATTCTCAAGTATCATCATGCACACTATTTATCGGAATTCGTCCATGCCTTTTTATGACCGCCTGAAATTCTGGAATAAACCCGAGGCCAAATCAGGCGGCTCAGGTATGCGAACTTCTGAGATTCCTATTCAGCAAGGCTCATTGCTTGGCTTGATCTTCGGTGGCCAACGCCTAACTCCGCATGCGGCCATGCAGTACTATCGGACATGCTCAAGCGTGGCCATTGCGGTCGACATGATCGCCGATGAGATCGAGCATTTGCAGCCGGTTCTCCAGATGGAAGACGGCAAGTATGTAAATGATCACGATCTTCTGCGACTTCTGAAGTCCCCGAACGGGTTCGATAACTGGGCTGGATTCATTGGCGGAGCTGCCAGGCATTACCTGCTGACTCGCGAATGTTTCTATTATGCGGGCGGCGGTATTACTCGGCCTCCACTGGAATTGTTCGCAGTCAAGCCGCAGACCATTAGCACTGTCGAGAACGCCGTCGACAACTACCCGCAATCATTCCTGATTGCCAATGGTCGTGCTCGTGGCAGCTATGATCGAGCCGAGCGTGCAAAGAAAGTGAACTTCTATGATGGTGGCCTACGCGAACTGTTTCGCGTGAATGGCTTCTCGTCGCGCATTGAGAACACAATGTCCGATAGTCCGCTTGAGGCTGTCGCGCTCGAGGCCAAACAGCAGATTCAGGGCCGCGTGCATAACTTGGCGTTGCTTGATAATGGCGGTCGCCTGAGCCTGATCGTGCAGTTCAAAGACCCTATGACCGAGGATGAGCATATTGCTCGCCGCGATGGGGTTAACCGGGCATTGGCTGGCGCATCTAACGCCGGTCGCATTGCTGTTGTGTCATCAAGCGACATGGAGATCCATGAGGCCGGCACCAGCAACAAAGACATGGATTATGCGCAGCTCGATGCGGTCGCCAGGGAATCGCTATTTCTTCGCTACAAGATCCCGCTGCCTCTGGTGAATAACGATGCGACGACTCATAACAACATGGAGCACTCGGTCTATCACCTTTATGACCGCGCCGTATTGCCGCTGGCCGATGTCTTGCTGGATGGCCTTGGTCGCCTGCTACTGCCTCGCTATGGCCTTGACCCTGCCAGGGTGTCACTGACCTATAACCCCGAATCGATTGACGCTCTGGTGGCTCGCCGCGTGACCATGTTGCTTGATCGGCAGAAGCTGGGCGTCGAGACAATCAATGAGTTGCGCGCCCAGCTGCCTAATCGCGAACCGATTGAAGGCGGCGATACGCTTTATCAGCCTTCGACCATGATTCCGGTCGGGACCGATCTGTTTACCGAAGACAATGCCAATAGCGATACCGTGGCGGCCAGACTGCTGGCTGAGGATGCGGCGAATGTCGGCAAGCCGTGAGATCCTGACTCGCGAAGTTGCCGAAAAGCTCAGGCTTGAAGCGATTCTCAAGCCTGGCATTCGCAAAATATTCGCCAGGGTTGTTGATGACTTCCGAACTTCAGTTGCTCGAACTGGTCAGCCACCTGAAATTGCGCGCTATCGAATTGCATTTGAGACCTTGCTTGATGAGCATTATCGCCGCATGCAGAAGTCATTTAGTGGCGCGATCTTGCTGCACAACAAGGTCGATACGTTCGCGCAACTGCGCAACAAGGCAGCCAAGCCAACCGAAGAAGATCAGCACGACAAGGAGTTGATAGCTGCTATTTTTCTGCTTTGGCGTGAGAAGCATGCGCCAGTGCAAGCTGACTTCATCGCGCAGACGACTGCCAAAGACATGGCCGATGCCATCGATCAGGCTCGCCAAGCACTGACAGAAGAAGGCAAGCCCATTGATAAGCGCTCGCTTGCATTGACCGCCGTGGCGATCCTTAAGCGCATCCTTCGCGTCCGGGTTGACGTGATAGCGGTTACTGAAACACAGACTGCGGCAGAAACTACAAAGGCCGTAGAGGCGTCGGTCGTTACTAAAATTCCGATTCCAGGAATTCCAGTTCCGCCCGGTGCCTTTCCTCCGGTTATCCCGCCATTTACGCCGACCACTCCAAGCGAGCCAGATATTCCGCTGGAGCCTTTGGGCCCGCAAGAGCCGACTGCGCTCAGAGAGCAACCATCCACTTTAAAAAAAAGTTGGATTACGCTCAGGGATAATCGAGTTCGCGCGACACATCATGCGGCTCATGGCCAAACTAGGCTGATAAATGAAGCCTTTGCTGTTGGAAGTTCTAGTATGATGTACCCAGGTGATACTTCTATGGGCGCGCCGATTCGTGAGATTATTCACTGTCGTTGCAGCGCTCAATATCTGTTTTGAGGATACAAAATGAAAAAGATGGTAGTTCCATTTGAGGTAAAACAAATCACCGAGGATGCGGACTACTTCATGTTCGAAGGCTACGCATCGACCTTCGGCAACACCGATTTAGGTGATGACGTTGTGGTTGCTGGCGCATTCACTCAGACCATTGCTGAGTTGATGGCCAGCAAGAAGACCGGCAAGTTGCCGGCGCTCTGGCAGCATGATTGCGATGAGCCCATTGGGAGTTACACCGAGCTGCAAGAGGATGCTCGCGGCCTATTCGTTAAGGGTCGGCTGCCCAAGGCCGATACTTTCGTTAGCGGTCGAGTAATCCCGCAGATGAAAGCCGAAAGTATTGGCTCAATGTCGATTGGCTATTCAGTGCTGGATTATGCCATTGAGGGCGGCATTCGAATGCTTAAGGCTCTCAAGCTCTGGGAAATCTCGTTGGTTACTATGCCAATGAATGAGCTGGCCGAAATAACCGATATGAAGTCGGCCACTCCCTATCAAGATTTGCCACTTGCTGCTCGCGATCTGGCATGGAGTGCCGACGCTGCACTTTCCCGCGTTAAGCCATTCCTTGATTCTGCTGATGAGCCAAGCGAGAAATATCGCAAAGCCTTCCTGTGGTTTGATTCTGATCATCCAGATGAATACGGATCCTACAAGCTACCAATTGCCGACGTAATTGATGGCAAGCTTACCGCAGTCCCTCGTGCAATCTTCGCGGCCGCTGCTGCATTAAGTGGCGCTCGTGGTGGCGTCAATATCCCTGACGCTGATCGCGCCTCAGTCATTGCAAACGTTGATCGCTACTACGCCAAGATGAACTTGGATTCGCCGTTCACCAAAAAGTCCGGCATGCGCGTCGATGACCTGGCAAGCCTGACCGAAAGAGACCTTGAAAAACTATTCAAGTCGGGCGTATCCTTTACAAACCAAACATCTAAGCGCCTAGCATCCGCGCTTAAAACTTTTCTTCGAGACGAAGACGAGTCAGGGAATCGGGAAGATTCTACCGGATCAGCCGTTGTTGACGAGCTCAAGAGCTTGTTGGAACTCGCTAAAACCCTGACCTCGAAAATCGAAGGAAAGTAACATGACCGATATTAACCAAGAAGCGCTTGGTGCCGTAAAGGCTCTGCGCGAGACCGTTGAGAAATACGGCGCTGACTCCGCTCAGTTCAAGAGCATGGTCGACACCACTACTCAAGCTCTCGAAAAGCAGGAAAAGGCTAACCAAGAGTTCACCAGCAAACTTGCTGAAGAGCAGAAGAGTGCGCTTGAGCTGAAAGAGCGTATCGATGGCTTGGAGCTTGAGCTTTCCCGCAAAGGCACCACTCAGACTGGCGCCAACCACAAAGAAACAGAAGAATATAAGGCCATGCAGGCTTATGTTCAGAAGGGTGTAGAACAGCTGAGCATTGAGCAGAAGAACACCTTGCGTACCGACATCGGCACCCAGGGCGGCTATCTGACGATGCCAGAACTCGACAGCATGATCATCAAGAAGATCACCGAGATCTCGCCGATGCGTCAATATGCTCGCGTCCGCACTGTCGGCAGCAAAACCCTGTCCATTCCAACCCGTACCGCCATTCCGGTCGCCACCTACGAAGGCGAAGCGGCTGCTGGCGGCGAAAGCAACAGCTTCTACGGCCAGGAAACTCTGACCGCGTACCGCATGACCGTGACCGTGCCATACACCTACGATCAGCTGATCGATTCCCAGTTCGACATTGAATCGGAAATCATGAGCGACGTGGCCGAGGCGTTCGCTTTCACCGAAGGCGCCAAGTTCGTGAATGGTAGTGGCGCCAAACAGCCTGAAGGCTTCCTGGCCAACGCCGATGTCGCCGCGAACTTCCGCCTGTCCTCGACTAGCGGCGTGATTACCGGTGACGACGTTCTCTTGCTGTCCGGCGACCTGAAAGTTGGTTACAACCCGATGTATGCGATGAACCGCCAGACTCTGGCCTTCCTGCGCACCCTGAAAGGTTCGACCAACGATCACTACCTGTGGCAAGTAGGCCTTGGCCCAACCCAGCCAAACACCCTGGCAGGCGCTCCATACGCGATCATGCAGGACATGCCGAGCATTGCGGCTAACTCCTTGAGCCTGGTCTATGCGGATTTCGCTCGCGGCTACACCATCATCGACCGCACCGGCCTGATGGTCATTCGTGATGAGCTGACCCGCAAGAAAAACAACATCATCGAACTGACCTTCCACCGTTACAACCACGGCCAGGTCGTCCTTTCCGAAGCTTTCAAAGTTCTGAAAACCAAACCTTAAGGAGGTCGCCATGTTTCAAGTTTTCGATCTACACAACGAGGCGACTAGTCGTGTTGGCCTGAACATTCAGGCTATCGCCACCAGCACCAACACCGATGGCCCGATCATCGACACCGCTCACTTTGAGTCGCTGGAGTTTTACATCCAGTCCGGCACCCTGACTGACGGAACCTATACCGCGCAGTTGTTCCACGGTAACGATAGCGGCCTGTCGGACGGCGTCCAGCTGACTACCGAAGAGCTTTTGGGCTCGGCGGTGTTCATCTTGACCGATGACAATGCCACCCGCCGCATCGGCTATGTCGGCAAGAAGCGCTACGTGCGTCTGCGTATCGTCTCTACTGGCGTGACCACCGGCGGTACTCTGGGCGCGATTGCCGTTCTCGGCACGCCTCAGCATGCTCCGGCTGCTGCATCGGTGTAATCTGCAACAATTAAGCAAAGGGGTCTTCGGGCCCCTTTCTTTTAAGTTCCAAGGAGTTGTCATGGTAAAGCTTTTGAAATCCGGCAGCTGGGCGCTCGAAGGCGTTCGCGTTGTCGAAATGGTTGAAGGCGTAGATCAGAGCTTCGGCGCTGCTGAAGACTTCAAGCTAGTAGAGGCTGGCTGGGCAGAATGGGTGAAAGTTGTGCCTGTTGCCGAGGCTGAGGTTGAACCAGAAGCTGCTGAAATCGCCGCAAAAACCAAGGCTAAGTAATGACTGACCGCTATGAGGTATCAGCCCCAGGCGGTCTAGCCGTGGCATTGGCCACTGTAAAGTTGTGGCTGAAGATTGATGTCGGTGATACTTCTCGCGACCCAGAGCTTACGCTGATCATCGCCGACGCCACCGATATGGTTGAGCGATACACTAATCGCTATTTATCGCCACGCACGGTCGTCGGCAAGTTCGATTCGATCGGTAAGTGCGATCCTGCATTCCCGTATGATTATGTCTGGCTGCGTCGGGCGCCCATCTATGATGCTGCTGTAGTGCTGGTGCAGCTGATTGGTCCGACCTCGACCGTCAATATCGCATCTCAGGATTATCGCCTGAAGCCATTCGATGATCAGGCCAGACTTTATCTGATTCGCGGTCTCGACGCTCCAGATCCATTTGAGCCATACCCTCTGCGCGTTACCTTCATGGCCGGCTATACAAATGAGGCTGCAATACCGCCCACATTGAAACAGGGGCTTCTTGAGCTGATTGCCTTCTTCGACGCCAACCGTGGTGATTGCGGGGGCTGTGGCGAGACTCATGGCGGCTGCAATATCCTTGGCATCCCCGAGGCTATCAAGGCCAAACTTGCATTCTTCAGAATCCTGCGGGTATTCGCATGAGCTGCATAATCAAGCGGTTTCCCAAGGTAAAGATTTGCATTGGCGATCTTCGCACCAAGATCAATCTGGCGAGTCGTGAGGCTGTAGGACAAGCTCCTGATGACTGGGATAGCAGTGGCGTGACTTTCACGACCTATGCTTCGGAGTGGTGCGCTATTAGCACTACGGCTGGCGTATTCGCTGGTGTTGCGCGATTCAATAACACCTCAATCGACCCACACGCTACGCATATGTTTTATATCCGTCATCGCAGCGACTGGCGCAATATTGAGGCCGGCAATGTATTCGTACTGATGGGTGATCGTCGTTTCCGCGTGCTGCGAGTCGACAATCAGGATGAAGACAATATATTTGATATCATTCAGGCCACTGAGCGCGGTGAATCTGAGGCTGGGCAGGCATGATCGAACTTAAGGAGGCCGATACCAACGAAAGGAATGTTCTCAAAATCCTGATTGCTGAGCGGGCCACGAATCTTGCCCTGACATATGCCTGGAAAGAAGTCGGTAATCTCCTCACGAATAAGTTGCAGTACATGATCCGCAATGGCCCGCGCACCGGCCGGGTCTATACCTTTCGTGGTCGCAAACATCAGGCCTCGGCGCCAGGCGAAGTGCCGGCCAATCGCACCGGCAAGCTGGCCAAGAGCGTTGGCTATGAGGCGACTGGTCACCACACCTTAGTATTTGGTGAAGAGGCTGAATATGCTGGATACCTTGAGAATGGCACCAAAAAGATGGCGCCGAGACCGCATCTCCAAGTGGCCGTAAACGAGATGCAAACTGTCACCATGCAAACACTTATCAAGTTCATCGACGAGGCCTATAAATGATCACGCCTCGCGACGTCATGGCGCATTTATGGCGCTACCTGCCATCAGTGACAAATCTATTCAATGAGCAGCTGACGATTACCAATGTCACGGTAACTGGTGGCCTGATTACTGGCACGATCACGGCTGGTACTCCAACTGTCGACCAGAAGCTGTTGCTGTCAGGCATCAAGGTTCGCAACCCGATTGTCGCTTACGTCAACAATGGCGATGGCACCGCACGCTTTACGACTGCCCACGATCATGACCAGACTGAGCCGCATCAGCGCCTAGATACGCAGCAACTCCAACTCGGCGGAATTACTCCGTCAGTCTGGAACGGCCTGCACAGTATCGATTCCATTCCTAATCGCCGGACATTTGAAATCAAGCTGATTGAGTCGTTAACTCTTGACGGCTCGTGGACGTTCGACGGAACTTATGTCCTTGATGAAGTAACGCCACCTACTGGCGGCTACCTGATTGAGCAGCCGACTGGCGTGCTTGGCATCGGAACCGTAACTGCGGTTGTCGGCACTACGGTTACCATCGATCCGGCAGAAGGCATCTTTCACTATGATGGCGTGATCGATACCATCACCGTTAACACGCGGATCCGCGCAAGAGCAGCCGCCGATATCACTCGCGCCGAGGCTATCTACACTAAGCAGGGCGCCGCGAAGCCATTCATATTCGTTATCATGACCGACGTATCAGTCTCGAAGGATCGCCACACGCCAAACGATGGCTTGGCGACCTTCACTAAGCAGGACATGCGCCTTCTCAGGCTGCTCCAGAACTTCGCGATTGCCGTATTCATTCCGACTGCCGACGATATCGGCGGCGACAACGCCCAGCACATGGCCTATGGCGAGATCTATAGCGCGCTGACGAAGATCTTCTACGGCTTCGGGTTCAGCGATGAATCAGCTATTGATTACGTCACCGTGTCAGCCGGCCATGGTCCTGGCTTATATAATTCAGCGTACTACCTGCATGTGTATGACTGGCAAGTACCGAATGTGATAACCTTTGAATCTGGATTTGACGGTCAATCCCCATTCATTACCGACGTTGCATTCAGGGATATCAATCAGTCCCTCTATGTAAATAGCAGCGATAAGGCCATAATGTCTATGGCATTAGACTTAGACGAGGAACCTCTGCCGTGATCAAGTCGATTACCATCGAGAACAAAAGCATGGTTAGCTTGCACGGCCTTGGTGCTGGCGAAAAAACCGATATCCAAGTTGATGAGGAAGGTACGCCTCTTGATCAACATTGGCGCCGCCGTTTTGCCGATAGCGCTATTGATGGCTGCATTGCAGTTGTCCAAGCCGAACAACCGAAAGCCAAGGCGCCCAATAAGGAGGCCGAATAATGTCTGCCACAAGCAACCCGCGTATTAATATCTCGCTGCTTCCGGCGGCCATTGTCAGCGCCTTTGCGGATCGTCGTGACTTGCTGGTTGGTGTTGTGCCGACTGCGGCTACAGCGACTACTGGCGCCCTGGTGTCTAACGTCAACTCCCTGACCCTGGCGCAGAAGCGCGCTCAGTTTGGTACTGGCGAATTGTTTAACCGAGTGCAGAAGTGGCTGGCATCGAATGCCGGTAACTCACCGCTCGATGTGATCGCGGTCAAAGAGAATGGCGCCGGTACTGCGGCTACTGCCTCTATCGCATTCACTGGCCCAGCAACCGCTGCCGGCTCGATTACGGTATCGGCGGTCGACGAATTCCTGTTCACCGTTACCGTGCAGGTAGCAGTTGGCGATACGGCTACGGTCATTGGTGCGGCAGTTAGCACCGCACTGAACGCGCTGGTCGATGCGCCATTCACTTCTGCCGCCGTAACTGGCACCGTAACGATTACGGCTGACGAGAAAGGCACCAGCGGCAACTACTACGGCCTCAAGATCTCGTCGATTCTTCCGGCCGGTGTAGGCCAGACTTTGACCGGCTGGGCTGGTGGCTTGACCGATCCGGTTTTGACCACTCTGTTCGACGTAATCACCAGTATCCGCTACACAGGCATCAGCTTTCCGGAATACTGGCAGGCCAACTTGAGCTTGGTTAAAACTTTGCTTGAGGCTCGCTTCAATGCTGCCAATGACATTATTGATGGCACGGCCTTCCATGGCCGCAGCCTGACCTATGCGAACGCCCTGACTGCGGTATCTACCGAGAACAGCCAGACCATCGTGATGGGCGGCAACAACAAGATCACCACATTGAACCAGATCGGGCCTGCGATCCTTCAGCCTGCTGACTGGACTCTGGCTTACTTCATGGGCGTTCGCGCGCGCCTCCTTACCCCTGGCGCTCCGATTGCTAGCTTTATCGTGACCACGTCCGGGCTTCTGGATACTTTTGGCGGCCCCGCACTGGCATCATTGCCATATTTCAATACACCGCTGGCCCAGACCCCACTGGCATCTCCTGCGATCCTGTATGCGACCGCCGAGCAGCGCGACCTGGAAACTCAGGGCTTCACTACTTTCGGCGTGAACATCAGCAACAATGCAATGATCATGGGCCCGACGGCCACCAACTGGAAGACGGACGCATCCGGCAATGCCAACATCTCATTCCATTATCTGGACTATGTAGATACCGGTTCGGCTTGCCGAGAAATCTTCTGGCGCACGCTGCGCTCGACCTTTGCTCAGTCTCGATTGACTGAGGGTGATCTGATTCCTGGCCGCTCAATGGCAAATGCCGAGAGCATCAAGTCGGAACTGTTGCGGATCTATCGCGTGCTGGCTGGTCAAGCGCTTACTCAGGCTGGAGATGCTGCCGAGAAATACTTCAGCGACAACACCAAGGTAACCATCAGCCTCGCCACTGGTGCCGCGACCATCACCGGCCCGCTGCCAATCGTCACCCAATTGCGCCAGCTCGATTATGCGCTTCAATTCAGTTTCTCGGTCGGCTCGACCGGCACGCAAGTGACCTTTTAAGGAGGCCGACTAAATGGCAATTACACTTTCAGTACCATCGGTCATCGTTAATAACGAGACCATTTCGATTGTGCCGAACTCGTTCAGCTACGATGGGGGCGAGGGCGAGATCAATGTTCGCGCCGCCTCTGGTGGTGGCAACACCGTCGAGTCGGTTCACTCGGTCAATGCCGAAAAGAAAATCGGCAACTGCAAGTTCGAGGTTTATCTGACGCCAGACATGGACTCTCGTGTTCGGTCTTGGAAAAACCAAGTTGGCCAGAATAACATTCAGTTCGTTCAGCGCCTGAGTGGTGGCGGTTCCGTTACTCGCTCATTCTCGCGCATGTCGCTGATCAACCAAGTAGAGCGCAAGGCATCTTCTGATGGCGTTGTCTCTCTTGAGTTCCACGGCGATCCGATGACCGGCGTTTAATAATTAATATTGGCTGAGGGGCAATTATGATTCACGACGGGACTACTGAGTTCTTTTCCGAGCACGAGGTTTCATATAGCTGCAAAGGCGCCGTCAAAGAGACGAACATCTTTGTTCTGCGTGAGCCTGGCATGGATCACTACAAGCATTACATGCGCATCAAGCAAATGTTCATGCAGATGTTCATGGAGGCCGGCGAGAAACACAAAAACAAGAGCACCGATATCTCTGGCGAAGAAGTCAAAGCCATTGAGGAAGATCACGAGCAGAACAGCGAAGAGTTCGCCGAGACACTTGAGATGCTTCTGCTGACCTCCGAAAAGATCGACGCCTCGGATTTTCTTGATACGTTCCGCTCAATGGCCTGCATGAAAGCCGGCAAGCCGATTGTAATACTGGATGGCGAGCAATCAATGACCGACTCTATCTGGTCGACTATGCACCCTGATGACGGCTACAAAATGGCAATCCGGTGGGCAGCTTTTTTCGCTATGCCCTCGGCAGACGGCCAGAAGACTTCGTCGACCAAGCTGTCAGCATCACGAGGGCAAGCGAAGGTGGTATAAGCTACGAATGCGCCAAAGAAATGCCTCTCTGGGAGGTTGAGAGAGTCTGCAAGGCTTTAGAGAAAATAAACCGCAAGTAAGGGGCTTACGATGGCATTTAACATCGCGTATACCTATCAGTTGATCGACAAGTATACGGCCCCGATTCAAAAGATCATTGCCGCCACTCGTGCGCATACTCGATATCTAAAAGAAAACCAAATCGCTCTCCGCGAGAGCAATGCCACGCTAGCCAAGATGGTTGTTAATGCTGGGAAAACTGGCACGGCAATGACTCGCCTAGCGAATAGATCTGAGCGTCTCAATGGCTCTCTTAAGGCGCTACAGCACAGCAATGCATTCGACCATCTGACTACTCAGGCCAAAGCCCTGAATGACCAGATTGATAGGATGGGGCGCGCCTCGCTGCCAGGATTTCCGGCTGGCGCGGTTCCTGGACGCCATCCCGGTGCAGTTCCAGGCCGCAGCGCACCAGCAAGTAAACATGTCGACCGAGCATCTCGCTTCGGCGGTGCTGCATCCGCACTTGGCGGTATTGGTGCCGGCATGGCAATTACAAACATCCTCAAACAAACCGCAGCCGTCGAAAATGCGATGATCGACCTCGGGCGCGCAACCAACTTGCCCAAGGCAGAACTCAAGGCATTCGAAGAGCGCTTCATGACGCTCTCTGAAAAGATCGGCATCAGCACTGATAAGCTGGCCATCATGGCATTTGAGGGCTCAAAGCTTGGACTGCCCAACGAGGAGCTTGATAAGTTCGTCAATATCACGGCTAAGGCTGCTGTAGCCTTTGAAGTCGCCGAGGAAGAGGCTGGCCGCGCCCTAGGCTCAATCAAGACCAAGATGGGCTTTTCAATTGGTGGTCTTGAAGAATTTATGGATCGGATGAACGTCGTCGCCGATAAGACATCGGCTGATGGCGAGCGCATGATCAATATCGCTGAGCGACTGTCCGGCACATTCAATACGCTAAAGCTTGACCCATCTGTGGCATCTGGCTTGATTGGTGTTGCCGATCAACTTGAAAGATCGCCAGAGCTAGCTGCTTCCGGCATGGACATGGTCATCAACAAGATGATGCAGTCCAAGGCGCTAGCCGCAAAAATGATCGCCGATCCGGTCGGAACAATTCGGAATGTATTCACCAAGCTTGCAAAACTTCCGCAGGCCGAGAAAATCCTAACACTGACAAAAATGTTCGGCTCGCATGCAGCGCATTTCGCCGTGAAACTTGCAAGCAACATGCAGGTGTTTGAGGACACCATGAAGATTGCAGCAAGCTCAGGGACGCTTGGCAGTATGCAGCGCGAGATGAACTCCAAGCTTGATTCGCTGACCATGCATTGGAATAACCTCAGGAATGCCGCTAACAACGCCAAGACCGCATTTGGCGAGGGCATGAAAGAGGACATTAAAAAAATCAGCGACAAGATCCAGGAAATGGTCCCTAAGATTCGTGAATTTACCCGAGAGCATCCTGGCTTTGTAAGAATAGCTGCGGCTGTAGGAATAATGACTGCCGCAATTGTGCTGGCAGTCCCTATCGCATGGGCGCTTGGTGCTGCATTAGCTTTCATTGGTGCCCCAATACTTATAGCTGCTGCGGCTATAGGGCTAATGGCTGCGCGATGGGATGAAATGGAGCAGGCCGGCCATCCAGTAGTAACTCTCATTCATTCGATCACACGCAGAGTCGGCCATATCATTGATAAATTCAAAGAATTTGATACGGCTAGTGATGGATCGAGCAAGTCAATTAAAATTCTAGCGAAGGCATTTGATTGGCTTACGGAATTTCTTGCGCTTCCGCTTAAGATGATTGATTTGCTGCTTGCCGGCCTTGAGAAACTGATGGGGTATCAAGATAAGATCCAGCCAATCGGCATGCTGACCGATACCGAGTCATCACTGAGCAAGCTGATCCCGCCAAATATCAAGGCCGCCTCGAACATCCATTCGCTAACCGGCGGCAATCCGGGGTCCGCATCGGTCAATGGCACAATTACCGTCAAGGCCGAGCCAGGAACCAAGGCAACAGTTAGCCAGCCAAATCTCCCTACTGGCAGCAATTTGCTGATGGCAAAGTAAAATGACTGACATCTACACTCAGCGACTAGCCCAGGCATCATGGCGCGGCGTAGTGTTCTCGGTTCGCTCCGAGGACCTGCCGACTGGTGGCCGCAAGACTGCACTGCATGACTTCCCAAACTCAGATGAGCGCTTCATTGAGGATCTTGGCGAGATACCGCAGCGCTTCACTATCAAGGCCTTCGTACACGGCCTGGACTGGCTTGAGCGTGCGCAGGCGTTAGAGCTTGCATTGCGTACTGCTGGGCCCGGCCGATTGGTCATGCCAACCTTCGGTGCATTCACTGTCTGGGCACTACCATACAGCAAGAGCGCATCGCAGGAATCAGTAGGCGAGATCGAGTTCAACCTTGAGTTCGCCACCAGCCGAGCAGTTGCCGGGATTATCGAATCGGCTCCAGCGCCAGAGATGGTATTTGCGGCTGGCGATACAGCCCGCTCATCCATCGGCGGCGCATTTGCCAAATTCTTCAAGGCGCCACTGAGTTCAATCGGGATTAGCGCCTCGATCAGCGATCTGACAGCAGCTGCTAATGGCGCCTTCTCATCGGTTGCGAACATCATCTCCGCAGATAGCCTTGGTGAGTTAACTGGAGCCGTGCGCTCATTGCTGGGTAATGTTGGCGGCCTCATTGGCGACCCGATCAATCTCGCGCTTGAGTTCTTCGGCATTGATGACGATGCGCCAGGCATATGGCAGATCATCAGCGAAGGCCTGGATGCGCTCGATTCAGTTAATGCATTGCTTGGCTTCGTGAATGGCTTCGGCAATAACCTGGCACTAATTCAGTCCGACCTAGATAGCGGGTCAACAGTTTCTCCGGTATCAGATATCTCGCTGTGGCCAGCCACTACTGACGACCGCATTGAGCGCAACCGCGACCGCACTACCATTGTCGAGGCTAATCGCCTTGGCGCGCTTGTAGCGGCCTATGAGCAGGCGGCAAATGCTGATTATCAGACCATCGACCAAGTGCAGACCATTCGTGGAAACCTTGAGGATGCCTACGTCACAATGATGCAGGTAGAAGCGCAAGATGTTGATTCGGTGCCAGCCCAGAAAGAGGTTAGGGCGGCTATGTCTGATCTGCGCATACGTGCGCTAGCCGTGCTCGATCAGAAAGCTCAATCAGCATGGCTGACATCGCAGATCGTACGCGCTGGAGCACTAACCGCGCCATCACTGACCTATTTGCTTTATGCTGAATCCCTAACTAACGACATTGATTCGCGGGCAATCGAAATTCGACAACTCAATCCACAAGTTTCAGCTATCGAGATGTCAGGCGAGCTAACCGTTTTGAGGGGTCGCAATGCTTGAAATCCGACATAACGGAATCCCGT